AAGCTCGCTACGGGTTTGCGCGTCAGTGCGCGGCGCAGGGGCCTTCTGGGTTACGGTCTGAGCAGGAGTATTGCCCAGAGGCCGTTTAGTCTGCTTGGTGGCCAGAAGATTTTGAATGGCACGGGCAGCGGCAACATCACCGCCATTAGCCTTCTTGACCGATCCGCCGCGATTTTTAAGGAGACTGGCAAGCCCGCCCGTCAAAACACCCTTAAGATCATCTTGAGACATATCGCCCAAAACACCACCAAAAGAACCAAGATTTAAGCCTCGACTCTTTTTATCAACCGGATTAGCGGTCTGAGCAGGCATGTAGCCAGTATCCACATTGCCGCCTTCAGCCTTGCGGATCTTGCCGCCGCGCTTCATGCCACCAATGTGCTTGATGCCTTCGCGCTCTTCGTTGGCTTCTTTAAGGTTGCGGTTCACAAGGCTGTCGGCGCTTAGGGCGCGACCACCGCTCTTGCGGGCCTTACGGTCAGCACGAAACTTGGCAACCATACCGGGGTTTGCCACCGTCTTGCCGCCACGCTTGAATTGACGCTTCGAGATCGGGCGCATGCCCGTCTTGATGTCAGCGTTTTGAGCGTCTGGTACAGTGTAACCAGAGGCATCAACAGGTCCAGAAACAGCCTTGATAAGGCGCTGGGCTTTGTCTTTCATCGCCTTGCGGGCGGTCTTAGCTGTTTCTAGCATGGCAGTTCCCTAGGGTTATCCCGGCGTCCCGGTAGTAATGGGGCAAAACATAGCACATTGTCCATCAAGTGCGAGATGGTTTTTTAACCTGCTGTGCTATACGCAAAGCCCTCTGGACTATGTCTTGCTCTATAGGGCTTTTGTTTTTCTTGTATCCGCGCTTTTCAGCGGCCTCATCTTCTTCATTTAGACCCTTATGAGCATTGTGAAGCTGGACTTGGAAGCTTTGCGACGGGAAGGCAGTGGACTCAAACTCATCATCATGAGAGTGAACAGCGCCCCCATGAGCGTATTTTCCCGCTGGGTTGAATGGTGCCTTATATTCATTCCCGCGAGCGGCCTCCTGCTTATGCGGTGCGTCAATTTCATACTCACCGTTGTTATCGACGGCATGCTTTATTTCTTCTTGCCCGATATGATGGGTGAATGCCGCTCGCCGCTCCACTCCGCTGGTGGACTTTGTGGGGGTTGTTAAGATAATTGCCCCAGCCTTTTTGCCGTTTTTGGTTTTAAAACGGTTTTCCGGCAAGAAATCATCATCCTTAAAACGAGAGTCGGTTGGGATCATATGGTCCGAACCATCATCATTCTCGCCAACCTTCACATATCTAGGATGCAGAATGTGTTGCTTTTGATAGTCGTACCTTAAGCCGTTAAGCGTGGCATGGCCGTAATGAGCCTTATCTGCCGTGGTCGGCTTGCCCCCACCGTCAAAGTGCCCCTCTGGGCCCTCGTTTCGTTCACTAGGTGAAAGCTCGGAATTATTGCGTCCGGTTGACCAATACTTTGCATGAGTGACCGCTTTTTGCGTGGCTGCATCCATTGGTGAATCACGAGAAACGTCTGTGACCATGTAAGAATTTTTAGGAGGGGTTTTGTGTCCCTCTTCATTTACAAAATCTCGTCCAGAGGCATCCGCAGCCGTTATTGTTGACCGGATACGCTGACGATCCTTTTTAATGTGCTCTGAGACAGAAGCGCCAAGCTTGGTTTTGGGGCCAATATTGGAATGCGTTATGTAGTAACCGTTTTCTGGATCATGCAGCTCTGTGGTTTTTCCATAAGAGTTACCAATAATAGATGGTTTCCCCGATTCCTTTCTTTGGGCGTTAAGGCCCTTAATAACGTACCGAGTTGATCTATCTGTTTCATCCAAAACATTTGGACGGAACAAGACAACATTATTGGTTTTATCTGCTTTTATCGCCGCATCCCGAAGAGATCCGGTGTGCGCCAAAACCCAGTCTTTAGTCATGGCTGGGTCATGCTTCGCCTGCGTATGGCAAGCTCGACGCACAGACGCACCAGCATATTGAGCCTCAGCCTTTGGCGCAAAACACATCCCGCGCCTAGTATCGACAATGCCGTTTTTATCGACCCCGCCGCCACAGCTTCCTGTTTGACCGGGGCAGGTGTTTACAACGTGGAGTTTTTGATCATCGTCAGCGCCAGAAGAATAGACAGCGTGACCGGCAGTGCCCTTTGCGCCGTATGCAACATAAGAGCGACCTTCGTCATCAAATTCATGCTTCACGGTATCGAGTTTTTCCCCCTCATCAAGGGTATTGGCTCCCTGTGAAATATGCTTTGCCGCCTTAAGCCTTTTTAGAGCTGTTTTTTCTGCGGATATTTGCTCTGAAACGGGCTTGGCAAAATGCTCATCTAGTGCTTGTTTGTGAGCTTTTTCAATCTGGCCGACATTAAGCGGATCACGAGGCTCTGCCCCATAAACTTGAGCGCGAGCTTGGTTAATTTCGTTCATTCCGGCAATTCTGCCGTGCTTACCATTACCGCCCTCCCACATATGGCGGGGAGTAATAATACCCTTGACGCCGCCGGGGCCTTCGGCGTCAAACTTAATGCGCTTTGGGTTTGATGTTTCGCTTACTGATACGTTCCTCTGGCCATTACTGATCAGATTATACTTTCTGGGCTCTGCGGGTGGGTTATTACCCCCCATAACAGCGCGGGGGTTATCCATCTCAGTCTCTCCACCATCTGCACGGTGAAGAGATGTCGCGGTCATAAGAGCGCGTCGGATTGCCTTTTGTTTATCCATAACTAGTCCCCCACCAGCAAAACCATCTGGTGTGCTGTAAATTGATCCCGTTTCTGGGTATGTGTCGTCGCCGTCACCATCGACTGCGCCGCCGTCAGCAAAAGCCTTAAAGCCGTGTCTCAGGATGCCCTCACGCATGCGTGGGGTGATTGTCAGGCCGGGAAGGGTCGTGTGGTCGCCCTCATTACGCCTTTCGACAACATGATGCCCTAGCTGTGCTTCTGGGTCATGCTCACGGGCAAGCTTAAGCAGGCGATCAGGCAGAAGCTTATCGTAATAGCCCTTCATGCCTTCGCCGCCGAGCTTGGTATCTAAATTAGATATCCGCTTCCAATCTCGATAAGGACCGTTAACGGGATCCCCATGACCACTCAAAACTTTTTCAGCAATATCCTTGTTATAATGCTGCTCAATTTCTTTTGGCGTCAAAGAGTGGTCGCTTTTAATTGCAACACCTTGCGGGTCATAAGCATCAATCGCATGGGTGTTTGTGATTGGGTCATGCTCATATTCAATATGGCCGACATGCCTGCTGAGGTTATACCGCCGCGCCTGCTCTTCGCCGGGGGTATAGACAAGCTTATCATAGCCGCCCCGCGCAGCCTCAGTAAGGGCTCGCTTTAGGCCCAGATCGGTCCAGTTTTCGGTCTTATTGATGTATGGGGCGTTAGGAACGCCGCCCTCTTTTTTAGATTGCAGTCGCTCCATTTCCTCAAGAATGGGCTTTCTTTGTTGCAATAGATTATCAAATTCATCATCAGGAAGTTTATCGCTTCTCATTAACGCATGGAGGCGAGAATTTTCAGCAGTAAGGGCCTGATGATGGGCATCTTCCTCTGGAGTCAACCCATAGCCATGCTTTCGTGCATCCTGACCCCAGTCGCTTTGCAGTTCTTCAAGATGCAACGCATCTTGGCCTTCAGGCGTGCGTCGATCAGACATGCGAAGATGCGCGACAACATTAGGCGTTCCAGCCCAATGGGAAGAGTTATAGTTTGCTTCTGGGCCCCGACCCTTCCATTTTGTTATTACTTGATCTTGCTGCTCAGTTGTTAGGGGTCTAGTAAAACCCATTTCCTTTTCAATATCGGGAATAGACACATCTTTTTTAGGCAAGTGCATCAGCACTTCGCGGTAGCCCTTGCCTCCGGGAAGTGTGTATTCTCCATATCGTGTTCCGGATGTTGTGGACCAATCGTTATCTTCAGATGGTTCCTCAGCCCCATATGTTGTTTCTTGTATTTTGGGCATGCTATTCTGAAAGTGCTTAGCAAGATCGTCCTTGGTTATGCTTTGCTGACCAGCAAACTTGTCCTGCGCCTCAGACCATTGTAGCTCATCCTTTTTGACCCCCGGCGTAGAAGAAATGGCGCGAAGCATATCTTGTGGGGAGCCCTTAGCCTGCTTAATTGCACCAACGGCCTTAGCTGCTTGGCTATACAGCCCTGTAGGGTTTTTGTAGCTGCCGTAATCAACCTCACCGCCAGCCGCCTTGTTGATATCAGGCTTGCTTGGGTCAAATGTGCCGATATTGCCCACGGCAGATTTGATCTGGTGGGGATGCTTTAGCATTACAGCCAATCCGGGCACGGAATCTGGAACCCAACTATCGTAACCACGCGCCCTAAGCTGATCAAACCAATCTGATTGAGCTTTTTTGTAATTTTCGGTGTTTTGACCGCTATATTCGCCTGTGTACGGGTTTTCCGCTTTTAAATAAGTGGGGACTACACGCGATGCCGTATTGGTTTTAATGTATTTTCCATGCTCATACTTGTAATTTTGACTGTCATTTTGTTCTGCATATTGAGACGCAGACTCAGGATCGTTCGTAAACCAAGCCCCATGACGACCAATTTTAAAATTCTTAAAATCAACGTCCTTAGATGTGCCGTGATAATAGGTTCGCGGCTTTCCGTTGTCATGGAGGACGCTATTCCCGAACCATTCCATAAGGTTTTGGGTGCGCTCAGGGCTACCATGCGGGACATAACCGCCAGCCGCCCGCGCCAATGGGATCGGCTCCCCCGGAATAGGGATGGACACACCCCCAAAGCCGGGGTCGGTCTTAGCCGCAATCTGCTTGGCTAAAAGAAGGGCGCGGAGCATGGCGGGGTGATTAGGAACCATCTGGTAGACCCTTTATTCCAATTTCTTGTTCAATCGGCTTAATCTCACCCTCTGCCAACCCAGCAGCTTCAGGGTGAAGCATGATATCGCGGGCAAGCTGAAGCACCTGCACACGCTCACGGCTCTGGCGATCCAGATCGCGGTTCATGTCTTCGTTTTCACGCTCAGAATGCTTGATGCCCAATTCAGCCCTACGGGTCTCGGCATCCATAAGCTTAGTCTTGGCGGTCAAATCATCAAGCGGGTTCTGCTGCTGCTGCTCACCACCACCCAGACCAGATTTAGGCGCAAAAGCCCCCTGCTGGATCTTGGCTTGGACCTCCATCATCTTGGCTTGAGAATCCATGGTCTTGGCGTCAGCTTCTTGCTTCTGGGTCGCGATATCACCCATGATCTTCTTAAGCTCAGGCGGTGGCTCTTGCTGTGCCTGTGGCGGCGCGAAGAACTGGGCAGGATTACTAAACCCAATGGCCTGAATGGCGACCGTATCAATGGCGATAGGATCGTACATGGATGGGTTAGCGGCCTGTAGTTGCTTCAGGGCCATAATCTTCATAACGCGCTGGCCATGGTTAGCCGTGTTCGGATCCGCCTGCGGAACCAGATCGCAATTATCCAGAGCCGCAAGGAATGTCTGCTCATCCCATTGCGTCTTAGACGGCCCAGTGCGCTGCCAGAAAGCCTCAGGATGCTCCCTGAAGGATTCCACGAGCAATTGGAACTCTTGTGCCTGAGCGGCGTGCAGGCGCTTGTGGACGCTATCCAGAACCTTTGTGGCCTGCTCCAATAGTGCCATGGTCGTGCCGACCGGCGCATCAGCCCGACCTTCGCCAACCTGAAGCTCGGACGTGCCCCCGATCCGCATGCCGGTCATGGCCATATCGCTGACCAATTGCATCAAGGCTTGGCTTGGCGGCTGATAAGGTAGGGGCATGACGGCCTGCGAAATGGGCAGTCCACCTGTCTTGACCAATGCGCCGCCGCCGGGTGGGACACGGAAGATGTTGGTGTTTTGGCGGGCACCCGTATCGGCCATAAGAAAGCCGGGAAAGTTTGAGTACATACCAGCATCAAGAAGTTCGCGCCAAGCTGCGGTAATGGCATTGGTCGTGTTCCCAAGGATGTGCAAAAGGCCGATACCGTAGAAACCCATGCCCGGCACAAAGGTGTACTGGACAAAGGTCGTGCGGGCTTCCGGCAGGATCAGTGCGCCCTCATTGTAATTGCGAACAATCGACAAAATCTGACGTGAGGACACGTCAATCGTCACGCGATATGGAATCTCAAGGCCGCTGATCTTGCCCTTGTGCATATGCTCAAAGCCAGAGATGTCTAATTCGCAATAGCACTCGTAAATCTCACGATCACGGTCTGCTGGGCGACCCTCATCTGGGGAAAGGCCCTGCTGAGACTTTTCTTCGCGCTGTAGGCTGTCAAGCTTGGGTGCGTTGGGCTGGCTCAGTTCGACATCGCGGTAAATCTCAAGGATCTGCATGCGCTTGACCATAGATGGCCGCATAAAGACGCGATGGGTCACCCGCTTGGCGTTACTGAGATCCGTGGCCGAGTTATTGACAATCAAATCATCAGCATCGACCGTTTCGGACACTGGGCGGTTACGCAGTGGGCAATAATAGACCTTTTTGAAGGATGTGCCGCCAAAACCGAGCATCAAAAGCATGCGGTCGGTGTCTGGGTAGTATTCTTTAGCCGTTGCGGTCAGATAATGGTTCAGATCGGTCTCAAGGGCATCGGCAAGTTGATCTTCATCCGCAGATGCAGCGTTATCGTCGTTGCGGATCTTCACTGGACCGTCAGTCGGCAGCAATTCTGACCGCGCATTGGCTTGGAAGCGCAAAACAGCCTCCAAAAGCAGCGGGTGACGCACTTTACTCATACCTTCGACCGGCGCACCGTCAGATGCACCCTGCAAACCGGGCAATTCAATCTTCAAACCAAGTAATTTGACCCCTAAAGCACGATCTTCGATCCATTCTTTGCGGGAACTGATGTCTTCATCGATGCCGCGAAGGATATCCTCGGCAATTCGGCTCAATTCTGCGTCATCAATCTCTTCAGCAAGGTTGTCAAACCAGTCAATGACCTTTGGTTTACTGTCTGGGTTCAATGAAGTGCCATCAAGTGACACTGTTACGGACCCATCACCGTGTTCTATCCTTAAGATGTTGCCCTTTTCATCAATATCGGGCGTGTCTTTGAGGTTATCGCCGATTTCAATCATGATATCTTCGTTATCAGGCACGTTTGTAGGTGCCAAACCGGGTTGGCGGATATTTGGACTAAGTCCGGGGGTCATGGACATATCAATTTCCCTCTAATCCGGCGTCACGAAGACATTCCATCTCTTCAACAAAAAGCTCAATGCCTTCTTGGGCCGCAATATTATCTGTTTTTGCCTTCAAGGTATAGGTACGGTGTCGATCAAATGGTTCTTGACCCCATACTTCAACCTCCCAAGTTGGTTCTGGACCAAATTTGATCATATCAACAGTAGCTGTAGCAAGAAT